ATGAGTGACTAGACTAGATGAGACATACATACAATGAGGATTGTTTTGCGTCCGTCGTTTTACACATTTCGACTCCATGACAGGAGAAATCACATGGAAGAAGCACTTAGCAACTACTTCATGGATTTCGTTATGACCGCGTTAGGCACTGCCGTTTTTACTCTAATTGGATTTGTGTGGAAGATTAGCCACAAGGTCTCATCATTAGAAAAACAAGTAGCAGGCGAAAGAGAACTCAGACAAAGAGATGGCAGAGAGTTCCGCAGGGATATAGACAATATCGTTGACAACGTAGACAAGAATAGAGAATGGTCTACGAATAGAATGATGTCCATTGCGAAAGAGTTGCCAAGATAATCTAGTGACATAAATACTTTTATGGCAGACTTGGTTATTGACACGGTTGATTCCGTAAACATAAAGATTGATTGTGAGCGAGGACTCGCAAAGGAGTTGTCCGACTTCTTTACGTTCGATGTGCCTGGCTCCAAGTATATGCCTTCTTACCGAAACAAGATGTGGGACGGTAAGATCAAGTTATACAATGTACACACTCAAAGAATCTACTCAGGTCTTGAGAACTATGTTGTACAATTTGCCAAGGAGAGGAATTACACAGTCTCCCGTTCAAGCGCCCCCGTGTGCCCACCCGTGCGGGCCCGCGAGGACGTACGGGCGTACGCGGCCGAGGGCCTGCGGCCGCACGCGGGGGGTGTCGCTATCACGCCGCATGATCACCAGATTGATGCAATCACACATGCGATGAATGAGGGCAGAACTCTCCTCCTCTCTCCAACCGCATCAGGTAAATCGTTGATCATCTATGCTTTGATTCGATACTACCTTGATTTGATTCCCAAAGACAAGAAGATTCTTATTGTTGTACCCACTACTGGATTGGTTGAGCAGATGTATTCCGACTTCAAGGATTACAGCAAGATCAATAAGTGGGATGTGTTTCGTAACTGTCATAGAGTTATGTCGGGTAAAGATAAGACACACAAAACAAAACGAGTCATCATCTCAACATGGCAAAGCATATACAAGATGCAACAGGGATACTTTGATGAGTTCGGTGCGGTGATCGGTGATGAGTGTCACCAGTTCAAGGCTAAGTCACTCACATCAATTATGACCAAGTTGAGAGATTGTCCATATCGTATTGGGACCACCGGAACACTTGATGGTTCGCAGTGTCATAAACTGGTCATCGAAGGATTGTTTGGTCCCGTATACAAAGTGACGAGTACGAAGAAGTTGATGGACAAGAAGTTGTTGACTAATCTTGATATCGACTGCCTCCTTATGTCATATCCAGAACACGTTCGTAAACAACACAAGAGGATGACTTACCAAGAAGAAATAGATTGGATCGTAAGTAATCCTGAACGCAACGAATTCATAACCAATCTGACTAGCAATCTCAAAGGAAACACTCTTGTGTTGTTTCAGTTTGTCGAGAAGCACGGAAAACCTTTGTTTGAGATGATCAAGGAAAGATGTCCTGACAGGAAATGCTTTTTTGTATATGGCGGCACTGATGTCGATGCAAGAGAGGAGGTCAGACGTATTGCCGAGGAGGAAAACTCTGCTATCATAGTTGCATCGTATGGTACGTTTAGTACTGGTATTTCTATTCGGCGCCTACATAATGTAGTGTTCTCATCTCCTTCAAAGAGTCGTATCCGTGTATTGCAGAGTATCGGTAGGCAACTTAGAAAATCAGAACACAAGGAGATCGCGAAGTTGTATGACTTAGGAGACGATATCCATTGGAAGTCGTATAAGAATCACACACTTCGTCATTTCTCTGAGAGGTTGAAGATCTATGATGCAGAGGGATTCAATCATAAAACGATTCGCATCAAACTAAAAGGAGTCTCACATGGATGAAGTCATGGTCGTAAAAGTCAAGACCGGAGAGACTGTCATTGGATTCGTGAAGGAGGAAACTCCGAACGGGATTCGTTTATCACACCCGATGGAAGTTCGTACTCAGGTGTTGTTTGATAAGATGGGGACCATCAAAAAGGAAATGACTGTTCTGGTTAGCCTTTTGCCTGGATGCCAAAAACCAGAGATTCGCTACCCCAAAAGCATGATCCTTGCAAAAGTAGATCCCAGACCAGACATGCTAAAACATTATCAAATAGAGGTTGATGTAGAAAAAAGGTCTAGTGATCCAGAGTTTATGAAACAATTTATGGACCACATGATGAAAAGCGAACAACTCAAACAAGAACCACCCCAAGAAGAACCAGATGATGATGAAGATGTCGATATCAAAGACATTATCACGGATATGCTAGAGTCGGTGATTGAAATGATTGGCAATGAAGAAATGACTAAAGAGATGATTGAAGAGTCAATCGATGATATGGAAGAAGATGCGAATAGAGATCCTAACCACCCCGACTTTGGTACGCGATATACAGATTGGTCTAGAAATCCTGAAGACTATCTTTGACAAACTCAAAAATGGTTGTATAATTTGAGTATGTGAAGAGGAACATAATTATGGCAAAAAAGAAAAGTAACAAGAGTAGTCACTACGTTGACAATGAAAAATTCTACGAAGAGATGATCTCTTGGAAGAAGGTCGTAAACGAAGCGGCGGAAATGGGAGAACCCAAGCCGCCTGTGACTGATTATATTGGTACATGCTTTCTTGAGATTGCAGAACGTCTATCACACAGACCAAATTTCTTCAACTACCCATACAGAGAAGAGATGGTTGGAGATGGTATTGAAAATTGTCTTCAGTATGCCAGCAACTTCGATCCAGAAAAATCAAAGAACCCCTTCTCATACTTCACTCAGATTATCTACTATGCTTTTCTTCGCCGTATCCAGAAAGAGAAGAAGCAGCAATACATCAAGTATAAGATGATGGAGACAATGGATCTGGACAGATCTTTTGCCCAAAATATCAATCCCTTTGGTGGATCAAAGAATCCATATGCGGATTATATGAAATTGAATGAGACTGATCTTGAGAACTTCGGACCAAAGAAGAAGAACTCAGGAAAGACTGGAGATGATGAATGCAAATCGCTGTTCTGAATGATACGCACTTCGGAGCAAGAAACGACAATCAGCAATTCTTAGACTACTTCTTTCGGTTCTTCGATGAAGTGTTTTTTCCTTATTGTGAAGAACACAATATCAAGACCGTGATTCACTTGGGTGATATCATGGACCGAAGGAAATATGTCAACTTCAACACGCTGAATCAGGTTCGTACTCGCTTTGTGCATAAACTGGTCGAGAGTGGTATGTCGATGCACTGTATCCCCGGTAATCACGATACCTTCTATAAGAACACAAGTACAGTGAACTGTCTGAATGAGTTGTTTGATCATTACGACAATATTCATGTGTACAGTGAACCAACCACTCTCCAGTTTGATGGATTGTCTGTTGATCTTATTCCTTGGATCAATAGTGAAAATCATGATAGATGTATGAACTTCATTCGCAATTCAAGAAGCACTGTCTGTGGTGGACACTTCGAACTTGATGGATATCAGGTGTTGCGTGGTGTGCTTCACCAAGGTGGTATGGATCCAAATCTACTATCAAACTATGATCTAGTGATGTCTGGACACTTCCACAACGGACACAAGAAAAACAATGTCCACTATCTGGGCACACAGTATCAAATCACCTTTAGTGATCTGAATGACCAGAAGGGTTTTCATGTCTTTGACACTGAAGATAACTCATTGACTCAAATCAAAAATCCAGATCGACTGTTTGTCAAAATTGCATATGATGATAGTGATCCTTCTGTCATAGAGTCAATTGACCCAACACACTTCGAAGGGAAGTATGTTCGTCTGTATGTAAATAACAAGGAAAATTCCTCCTTGTTTGAACGCTTCTTGGATAGTCTATATGAGGCAAAGGCAACTAACGTGGTTGTCTTTGATGAGGTTGTTGAACGAGAGTATACCGAAGACATCGATTTGTCTGTTGATACTCTCACTCTAATAAACCAAGAGATCGATGATTCAGTTCCCGAGAACATTGATAGAGAGAAGTTGAAGAAGGTGGTTCGGGAACTGTATTTGGAGTCTCTTACAAAATGATCCAGTTCAAAAAAGTTAGATTCAGGAATTTTGGTTCCTTTGGTAACAATTACACAGAGGTAAATCTAGACACTGGAGGTAACACTCTTGTATCTGGTAACAATGGTCATGGTAAGTCATTTGCACTGTTGGACTCAATCACGTTTGCTTTGTTTGGTAAACCCTTCCGAGGAATCAAAGTCAATCAGATTGTCAACAGCATCAATCAAAAGGATTGTGTTGTAGAGTGCGAGTTTCAGATCAGTGACGATGTGTATTTGATCAGACGGGGCATCAAGCCTAAGATTTTCGAAGTGTTCAAGAACGGTGAACTGATTGATCAACACGCGAAAGCAAGAGACTATCAGAACATGCTTGAAGAACAGATCATCAAGATGAATTACAAGTCATTCACACAGGTTGTCATCTTGGGTAGTTCATCGTTCGTTCCATTCATGCAAATGTCCCCCGGAGATCGAAGAACTGTTATCGAGGATATTCTTGACATTCAGGTGTTTTCGGAAATGAACACTTTACTCAAGGCAAGGCTTGCTGAGAACAAAGAACAGTTACTCGATGCACACCGGGAATTGGGACTTGTGAAAGAAAAGATTCTTATTCAGAAGACCAACCTAGAGTCACTTCGGAAGAAGGGTGATGCTGAACGCGAACGTGTCCAAAGTGAAATCGATACAACAAGAGATCAGATCAAAGAACTCCAAGAGAATGGTATTGATATTGCAAAGCGTGTAAAAGAGTTGAACGACAATGCACCCAATCTCTCAGAACTCAGAGAGTCTCTCAAGCAAACAAACTCAAAACACTCTAAGTTGACACAACAGAAATTGGACAATGAATCTCTTGCCTCTTTCTATAACGAAAACACAGAGTGTCCTTCGTGCCGTCAGGAAATCACAGACGAGACTCGTAAGTCCCTCCTAGTTCCCGTCGAGGAACAACATGAATCATTACGGGTTGCACTCGGTGAGGTCAGTGAAATTGTCAAGGAACAGGAAAACGCAATTGAGTCTGCGATGAAAACTCATGATGCAATCTCCAAGTTGACTGGTGACTTAGATCGACTTGGAACTGAACTAAGATCGAGAAACAAGTA